CAAGAGTTTGTTTACCTGATAGTTCTTGGTCGGTTCCATTGTAATCTAAAAATCTAATAAAATTAGTTCCTAATTCGCAATCTAGGTCGGATGAAGTTTCTCTGTTTATTCCAAAGATTGTTATTACGTCAAAAGTTCCTAGCGTTGGGTCATAAGAAAAAACAGAAGGTGAGTCACTCGTATCTGTTCTGCATTGTGATTGACTTGTAAGTCCGAATATATTATCTCCATCGAAGAAATCTTTTACATTTGCATAGTCTTGAGAAGCTGTAGCTACAGTTTCCCATACACATTCTCTTAATTCACATTTGTTTCCGGCACCACCATTTCTTCTGTTAAAATAGTTTATTCTCATCGTGGAACCTGCAGGAATATCGAAGGGTATAAATGCAAAAGTTGTAGGGTCTAAAGGGTCATAAGTTGCAGGGTCATAGTCAGGGTTTGGAATTGTACAAACATTCATAAACACTTTAGGACAATTCTTGTTTGACTTAGCGCTTTTGTCATCTTCTATCACAGGGTTGTCTCCAAGCTCTGTTGATATTTGATTTGTAGCTATTAACATATATGTACCTGATGGAACTACTACGGGTTCTCCGGCTGCGTCAGAAGGTGGTGGTTCTATAAAGTCTTCTTCTTTAGCTTCTTTTTCTAATACAGTTACTTCAGTACATCTTCGCTTTGGTCCATTAGTATCAGCTTTTACAAACAACTTGTCACCCACTTCTATCTTCTGAGAGTTTTCACCTTCAAGTCTAAACCATGTGGCTCCTAGAGTTGCATCTTTAAAATAAAGGTTGCTATAAATAACGTCATAGCCTTCTTTATCAGCCTTTATACAGAACTTATAATACTTGGCAAAAGAAGGTGGAAGCTGAGTAGGTGGTATCTCTACTCTTATTTTATTTTGACTAACAGACAATTCACATGGAACTGATTGTGTATTGTTGGGACTAACAAGAGCTGTACTTGCTCTCATAAACTCATCTAAATATATTATACCAATTTCATATCCTCTATTACTTTTTAAGCTTTTGGCATTAGCTACCTTAGTGTACTCAGCTTGAGCTAGTGACATTTGTAAATACTCATATGCAACATTTGCAGGGTTTGTTGAGTCTACATATTCGGCTGCATTAATTTGTATAACTAAAGTATTGGGGTTGGTAGGACTTCCTGATGCAAGAAGAAAAGGTTCACCAATTCCTGTAATACCTGTGCCTGTTTTTTCATAAGTAGTATCAAGAGTTAATTGAAGGTCACAATTAAATTCATCTGTAAGTGAAGTCCCATTACAAGCGTCAGCAAAATTAGGTTCTAATAATTGTATGGAGTCTATAAAGTCTGCGTCATTTAATAAATCTTGTAAAGTGGGATAATCTTGAGTTAGTAGATAATTATATGTTAGCTCAATGTTTCCATTGGTATCTGTCAATTGTTGACCTGAAGCATCGAATGATTGATGTACAATATCAAAATCAATATTAATACTCGCACCTGCAACTAAATCTATGTCAGTTAAATCAATATTTAGCACGGTATCAGGTATACTTACAGCAGCACCTCCTGCAATAGTATAATCTCCTGCACTAAGATTTACCTCTAGTTCTCTAAATTCTACAAATTCACTAATTAGTTCAGTAGTGTATTCTAATTTTATAGCTGTACCTGCTGCGTCTACCAAATCATATCCCTCAAAATAATTACCATACATCAATCTGTTACCCATTAAAGTTTGAGCTTTAGCTTTTAATGGAACATTATCATATAGTCTTAAAATTTCTGAATCTGCCAAAATGGTAAATATCTTACTATTACTAAACGTATATTGCTGTTCAGAATTATTTGGAATACCTAGGTCAGATTTGTCTAGCTTTTCGATTACCTTTATCGTTCCTGAGTTCATATCTTTAAATAACAAGTCAATACCAACTACTAATTCATCTCCTGAGTTATAAGTAATCTCAGCTATATTAGTTGTGTTAAGCATCCCATCGTTAAGAAAAGTTTGTGGAGAAAAATTAAAAGGTCCCGGTATAAAAGAAGGTTGAGAAAAAGGAGATGTGGCTGAGTATTCATTGTCAGCATATCTATATCTATATCCGAAACAAACAAATCTATCCTCTAAATAATTATTATCTCCTCCTGATTGTGGTGAAACCAATGGTGCAGTAACCGGTGGTTTTTTAATTACCAATAAAGATTCAGCAGTAAACTCGTCAATATAATTTGGAGTTAATGGTGCGTTGTAGTTTCTTCTTACATTTATAAATCTAGGTTGGTTGTTGTTGTCTGTAAAAAATAACAAGTCATCAACATATGTAACACCTAAGACAAGGAATTGTGGGTCAAAATTTAAGGTAGTATTTACACCACCTCCGTCATCAATACTTACAACATGATAAGTTAACACTTCTGAGTTGGTGTTAAATGAAACAATCATGTCACACTTTCCGGTTGAACCTAAACCAAATGAAGGGTCGTGTACAAACCAATACATAGTTTCTTCTTCACCCACGCCAAAGGCACCAATACATATAGCATCATTTGAAAGAGGTTGATTGTTAAACTCAATAGACGTAAGCCTTTCATTTCCTCTTGAGTTTTCTACAGCACCAATTTCTGTTGTTTCAGTAGAACCCAAGCGCACATTAACAGCATCAATATACTGACCATTAGGCAAGAGTCTTTCATCAAGACCCTTATTCATCTTACCTGCTACAAAATTTCTGCTTGTGTTTGCCATTCTATTTTATCCATTTATCTCTACCTCTTAGATTCATTAATAATCTTCCGGGGTGAATATTGCTTATTCTAATCTTTGCGTTTCGTAAAAGAGAAGCTTTCTTTTTCTTGACTCTGTTTACAATATACTCTTGCACATTTAACTTTGAACTTAGAATAGCATATTCGATATATGCATAAATATAATCTTCAAATAATTTATTTACTGTTACCAATGAATCGTTGCCGTTTTCCATACCATCAGATACATATTCTAAAATACATTTTTCGTTAGCCATGCCTGAGCTAAAATTAATTACTCCACCTTTTCTGTCAATAGAAAAAGTAGGATTTGCATTTGCTGTTTCTGTGTTCAAGCCAAACCTTGCGCCTATCTCATAATCAAAGTACCAATAACCATCACAGCAGTATCCTTCAAATCCATAAAAAATACTATTCTTGTTTAAGTAAATACTTCTCAAGCCACTTGTAATTCTTTCAAAATCTAAATCCGAGTACTGAGGTTTCAACACATTACCATCTTGGTCAAATAAAATTCTGCAGTCATGGTCTTGTAGGTAGGCATCACTATAATTAGTTTGGATGTTTTCTGTTAAAGGATATAGTAAACCATTTCTAAACACTTGTATTCTCACCCAATTAACGTAGTCAGGTGGTAGAACAAATCTTAAATTATTACATACATCTAGCTCAAGAATTTTTATTTCTTTAAATGCATCGTAGTTTAATTCTTGTATGCCTCTTTTAGCATGAAATAATATTTTGTATCTCTCTTCATTGTTTACTAAAGAATGATTGCCGGAGTACATCAAAAGAAAATTGGTAACAATATCTTCAAGGCTCACATATTGATATGACCCCCAATTAGCATTTTCAGGTGGGTTACCCCCGTTCTCGTAATATTGATAAGCTGATATATAAGTCATACTTTATTATTTTTCTTCTTGGTTTTCAGTTGCTTCCAAGCCTTGTCCAAACTGAACAGCTTGTAATTCTCTAATTGACATTCCTGCAAACTGTAGTATCTTTAAAACTAAAGTTGGTTCATCATCCAATGGTAATTCAAAGTTTTGAAACGATGGGTTCGATTGGTTGAATACAGGTTCACCACCTACTAAAGTTGTGAATGTCCATTGTGGGTCTCTTGGATATCTGATGTATTGACACCATATACTGTCTTGCACCAAACCTGCAGGACCAAATACAGTTAATAAATCTCCTTCTGTTGTATATGCAGGATATATTTCATTAGGTGAAGTAAGTAACGAAGACCTTAACAAATTAATTTTTTTATGTGATACTCTTTCACATTCAACAAAGTCAGTTGCCAATATACCTGCTGCTGCTTGACTTGGAGAAAATAATACTTTATTAATAAGATAGTAATCAGAATTAGTAGTTGCCAAAGAAGGCATGTTATAAGACTGAGTAGCCACAAAATTCAAGGGTGAAAAAACAGAGAACAAATCTATAACCTCTTCATAACCTTTTTTAATATCAGCATATCCTGTTCCTGATTGCCTTGCATTTTCTTTGTTTACTTGGTAGTTGTACTGATAAAAATAATCTTCAAAGATATCTAACTGAGCTTGCTTTGCGTAAAGGTTAAAATCTTGTGGAGATATATATCCGTAATTATTTTTATTAAGTATCGCTAATACCGTATTTCGGACTGAGTTAATCATTAATAAATATTTTATACAAAGATAAACAAAAAAAAAAGAGGGTTGAAAAAATCAACCCTCCTCTAACCAAATCACAATGTGTGCCTACACTACGATAATTGTTTTTCTAAATACTCAAGTTTTTCTACACCTTCATCTGTTTTAAAGTATGAAGCCATAACATATAACGGGTCTTCCCCAAATGGAATAGTTAAAAGTCTTTTCTTGTTTGATGGTAAATTAAAGTATACATCTTTGTTATTGTTTCTGTATGATAATAATTTTTCATCAAAGAATTTTTGAATAGACGAATGTAACTTCATAGCCGGGTCATTTAGCGTTTGAATAAAATCATTCGGATATGAACGAGCATATACTAGTATATCTCTTTTCAATTCAGAAGTTGACATCTTGGTTACATCACCATTAAGTATAACTCTACCAACTGATTCCATTTCTTCAATTGACATTTCTTTGGCTGCAATCAATGCGTCTACCTCAACATTTAAGGTTTCTACTTCTTTTGCTGCATCTTTAGCAACATCTACCTCTTCAAACTTTTTACCGTTCAATGGATGATATTCAAGAAACCTTTGTAGAGCTTGGTTTTCTTTTCTTACAGTTAGTAGTCCTGACTCAAAAATTACAGGACTTACAATAGCATTGCCATCTTGCTCATCTTTAAAAGGACTTGATTGGTTAGTTGCGTATCTTATTTCTCTGTTCTCTCCTGATTCTTCATCAAACCAAAGTAAAGGTCTACGCTTTGAACTTTTGGAAGGGAGTATATAACTCATCGGAGCTATACCTCTTTTTAAACGATAGATTCGTTGTTTAATTTCTTGTTTCTTTTTCATTATATTAAATTTAATTATTAAAAGATATGGGTGCCCGAAGGCACCCGTATCAATATATTAAGGTATTAGTCTTCGAATAATACGAAGTTGTTAGCACCCATAACACAAACACATCTTTCTGATAAGAAGTTAACTCTCATCTCATCAATGTCTGTAGTAGCTGCTCCACCTGCTGAACCTGTTATCCAAGTCTTGTAACGTCTGTCTTCAGTTTCTGAAGCTCTATAACGTACATGAAGGAAAGGTCTCTTAGCGTTCTTACCAAGAACTTGGTCATAAACACTTGTAGAACCTGCCGGTACCATTAACCCGTTGATTGCACCTGAACCACCTACACCTACTGCGCCTCGAGCTAAACCTCCACGCATAGTTGGGTCGTTTAAGTATTTCCAATCAGACTTGTAGAAGTCATAACCTCTTCTGAATCCTGTGAATCCTAAGTTAAGAGCCATCTCCTCGTCATTGTCAAATAGTCCGTAAGACGTACCACCTGCACCATAAGAGTTTTGAGCTGCTAACATATCATCGATATCGAATCCAAACTGTCTGTTAACAAAGATTACGTTTTCTTCAATTGCTCCTTGCTTGTCTAATCTATCAATAACAACATCGAAGTCAGCTAAGGCATCAGGATTTCCTGCTCCCCATAAGTTACCTCTTGTTCCTACTGCATGGAATACACCTTCAGAACCAATAAGTCCTGCAGCTAATGCACCTGATGCAACACCCCCTACGTTTTCAGCAGGAACTGCTTCAATCATAGAAGTTTCTAAGTAGTCATCGAATCTTAATCTAGTTTCGTGCTCTGATTTTAAGTACCATAAGTAACCTGTTGCACCGTCTTCAGTTGTGATTTCAATCCATCCGATTTGAGCCATGTCCGAACCATTTACTAGATAAGTATCTTTTAAAATGATTGGGTTGTTCTCAAAGATGTAGTCATCAGACTCTAAAGAACCTTGCATTCCGGCTGTTCCTTTTTGGAACTCAGAACCATAAATAAATACTGTGACATCAGCGTTACCTGCTCCTGTTCCTGCAGTTACTAAACCTGCAGTTTCATAGAAAGCAACATCAAACACAAGAATATTACCACCGACTGCAACGTCTGTGATAATAGCTTTGTTTTCACCTGAGCCATCATTTTGGTGAACAACCACTGTTTGTCCAACTCTTAAAGCCGGAGCTCCTTGAGCGTCAAATGGGTTGCTACCTGTAATAACTGTCCCTGCAGGGTTTGCACCAATTGCCGGGTCGTTAATTTGGAAGGTTGCTGTAGCTGCACCTTGTGCTGCTGCAGTACCTACTTGTACATATTTAATATGTAGTCTGCCTTGCTCTGCCCATTTGATAAGGTCAGAGTTAGAAGGCATCTCAGCTCCCACCATTCTTAGGAACGAGCTAAGTGTACGATTACCATATCTTTCAAATTCTTTCTCATATGTATCAGGAAGATACTGATTCAAGAAGTCAAAGTTGGTAATGTAATTTGTTTCCAACGGTACTTTCTGTGCAGAAGGCTGCAAAGAAAATGTTGGATTTGCTTGTAAACTACCTGCCATTTTTTCTAATTTTTAATTATTATTTACTTTTTTTTACTTTTAATTTTGAGTCCTCTACCCTCACTAGGGTTGAGAGCTCTAATTGTCATACCATCCTTCTTAGCAACTTGAGGACTCGTCCTCGTAGACATATTGACATTTTTTATTTTTTTTGTCACATCTTCTGTCGCATCAGCTTTGCCTTGCTCATAAAAGAACCTAGCAAACCTTTCAGGATTTTGAGCAACGGATGCAGCTCTATGGTAACCTACTGTATCTTTCATCAAACCACTTTCGCTATCGAGATATCTTCTAAAGATATTAAACGAATCGCTGTTTTGAGATTTGATTTCATCTACATTCGTTGAAGGTAAAAAAGTAATTACTTTGTCTTCACCAACTTTGAAGTCAAAACCTTTGAACTCCGGGGAAAAAACTTCATCGGTTTTCTCTAAAAACCAATCACGCTTTCTTTTTGCTTCCTCTTCATAGGTCTGAGCATCCTTTACATATTGATTATAAGCGTCAATTGTTTTTTGTTGGTCTTCAGAAATAGATGCCGTACTTGACTCAAGTGGCTCTTTATACATTTCTTTTTGCTTCTCAAAAAACTTACGAGCTTTACCAATCTCTTTTTTGAAAGCCAACTTCTTTTTCTTTACTTCATTTTCTTCGTCTAGCTCTGCGTCATACGAAAAATCTTCTAGCATGTAATTAATATCATCTGCATCTAATGAATCTTCAGTAGCCTGATAATATTCTCTAAGAAGTTGCTTCTCATCCATAGCTTTGAAGTCTCTATTTAATTTAGAGTAGTCTTCAAAACTACGTCCTGTTTTTTTTCTATACTCCATATATGCTGCAACATCTTCAGGTAATTCCTCGTTTGCTTCTTTTTCAACAAACAAGTCAGAAACTGATGCAACATCTTTGTCGTATCTATTCTTTATAAATGAAAGAACATCGTCTTCGCTTAACTCCGAAGACTGAGTTACTTCTTTTGGTGATTCGCTTTTAGGCTCTTCACTATCTGTTGTTTGTGGTTCAGCTTCTACTTTTGGAGCTTCGACTTCAGCCACTTTTACTTCTGCAACATCTTTCGAGGCTGCGTTATCTAGAACTTCTTGTTCTTTTTGAGCTACTGATTTTTCTTCAGCAGACCCAAGGTCTCTTACTTTTATTTCCATTAGATTAAATTTTATACAAAGTTAATAAATATATTTCGTTCAAATTATTTACTATCTAGGGTCGAACTCAGCTAAGTCAAATCCGTCTAGACTGTCTTCATTTGATTCAAAGTTTTGTGGTGGGAGATTGTTTTTACGTTGCGCTATCATTCTAGATTGTTCAGTATTTTGCTGACTAATTCTTTGTGACTTTGCTTTATCTCTTTCACCTTCTCTAAAAGCTAAGGCTTGCTCTGAAATACCTCGAAGCTGTTGGTTATAACTAAACTCTTCAGCCATTAATGAACTCTTGAGCTGTGCTTCGTTTTTCATTTTTTCTATTTCAAAAGCAATCTCTGCTTGTTTGATTTGCATCTTCTGCTGTGTTTCTGCTTGTATTTTAGCCATTGCAGTTTGAGCAGCCATTTGCTGTGATTGCAGTTGAGCTTGAGATTGTTGTTGCTGCATTTGCATTTTCATCTTTTGCTCTTGCTCACCTTTTTGCTTACGCTTTAATTTTAACAATTGATTTGCAAGCTTTAAGTTTTTTAACTCTCGAATATCTATAGCGTCTTCCAAGTTGATATCTTGTTTGGATAAAGCCATTTGTATATTCTGTTCGAGTTGCTGTCTTTGCTCTTCATCAGGAGCAACGTCAATAAATATTCCGAAGTCATATATATATAGGTCTGAGATATCATTTAATATGCTAACATTATACTTACCAATTTTATTTATGAAATCATCTTTAAAATCAGAATACTCAAGAATATCAGCCACTCTATATGTTAATGCCTCAGATAAACTTCTGTATATATATAGTGCGCCATCTAAGATATGTCTTGTTGCAACATTAGAATTAAGAGCAGCAAGTTTTTGTAGACCCACTAAAGAGTTTGGGTCAGGTATACTTGCGTCTCTAGCTTCATTTAGTCCTGTTACTTGTCTAATCATTCCAAGATAATGGTTGTAGTTTGCAATTAACATCTGAGTTTTAGAAGCACCGGAGTTTGTATTTATTTCTTTTATTGGAACTCGTGCTTGGTTAAAGTCTCCATCTTGAGTATAGCTTCTACCAATAACACTACCTGTTTGAAAGTATAGACGCAATGCATCTTCAGGATTGTAAGCGTTTCCGGTACCAAGGTCAACTTCATTTAGACCATCGGCATCAATAAAGACTCCATCAGGAACAGTTCTAGCAATTACTTGTTGCAGCTTCAAATGTGTTACTTGAATTAAATCTGCAAAAGGAATCATTCTTCTAACCAAAGATTCAATCACTCCTTTATACATTCTAGGAGCAACTGCTACATAGTTTGGCAATGCATGTTGAGATGATGACTTAGGTCTGACCATGTTGTGAGCTAACTCCCATTTTAGCAATATGTTAGTTCCCATAACCATTACACCATTGTACCATACGTCAATAGTCTTTTCTATTTTTTCAAAGTTGCCATCTTCCATAACCTCAGTAGGTGGATTGAATTGGTCATCTTTTTCAATTACCTTGCTACCACCGGTAGCCATAATTTTTTTCTTATATACTATTTTTTTTGTGGTCTTGTAGTTAAAATAAAGAAGTGTGCATGTATCTTTATAGAACATATCATTCTCGTAGAACTGAGCTACATTGTAGTAGTCATACCAATTCTGACTATACTTGCTTATTTCATCTAAATCTTCTGTTGTCAAGTCAGGGTCAATCTTTAATAATTCTACTATAGGTAAAGTTTTTACTTCACCCCAATAGAAACAATCTTTGAAGTGTGGGTCTTCTGTATAACTATAAACCATATTCGCAGGGTCTACATATTTAACCTCTACTCCTGCGCCCGGCAAAAACTCGTGTTTAGCTACGGCTATACCTAAAACTGTTAAGTCATAGTCTAATCGTCTTCTTAAATCTACATAATGATTTTCTTCAAATATAGTGTTGATAGCTTCTTCTTCTGCAATCTCAATTGCAGGTTTATAATTAAGCTGCATGTATAACGACAGCTCTTCGTCTGTTTGAGGAAGTTGGTCAGGCGAAACCATGAAGGGGTCAAACCCGGATTCTTTTTGTAAGCTCATCAAGAAATCTTTTGAAACCATTTGAGCTTCAACCATGTCTTGATACTTACTTCTTTTTGATTGTGACATTGCATCTTGTGCATATGCCTTTACCTTGAATAGCCTATCAGACATTCCGTTTACAACTATATCTACAAATTTAGGAATGATAGGAACAGGTGTCCAATCAAGATTTAAATAAGATAAATCACCATCGATAGCTAATTCATCTTTATATTTTCTTATTGACTGTTCGCCTCTTGCATATAGTCGTAGTCTATGAAAGTTTCTAAACTGATTATAGAACCTACAACTCATACCATCCCTGCGAAACCACTCGTATTGTATGGCTTGCCCAATCTGCAAACCATACTCCATGGTTTCTTTTTCTGCATCAGATACAAATTGATTTGGGAAAGCTGTGTCGGATATGTTTACAATTACATCTTTCATCTAATTAATTCGCTTTTTATGCCGGTATTAGTATACCTTGCAAAGTTAAGTTTTATTTTTGATTCTTTTCTTTCAGCAACATATAAGTGCTTCTGACAAGCCATTATAGCTAAACCGGAGCTGATACTAGCATCATACTTAGTTCTGTTGTTAATATCAAACTTTGCCCAATCTAAAAGCGTCCTGTTGAAAGGCATAGTTCCCATTTCATCTGAAGGTCTAAAAACTTCTTCAAAGTCTACTCCAATATGCTTTTCAATATACGACTCGATTGCTGCAGCATGCGCTTGTTTTACTTCCTCGCTAGTGTTAGGAATACCTCCTAGCTCTCTTTCTGTTTTAGAAAGTTTGGTTAAAGGTTTATCAGGTCTGTTCAAACAATACTTTCTGTATCCTCTATTTTTAAAATGATACAACAATCTTGGTTTATTGTTTTCAACTAATATAGGCATTCCATAAAATACACAAGCCATCAATACGTCTTCAAAAAATATTTCAGCAGTTTGGGGTCTAGCTATATACTCTAGAAAAAATTCGTTACTAGGAGCGTCATCCATATTAAATTTAGTTAAGCCATGTAGAGCTCCATTAGAACCTCCACCACCTACGACTCCACTAATATCATACGAGTCACAACCAAAAGCGCCTAGGTGTTCATTGCCCGGAATCTTTCTACCATTTCTTTCATGTGCGTTATTTTGAATATTAGATGAAGGCAACCAAGATATATTGAATCTACCTTTTTTATCAGGAACCCAAATTACTTTGGAATCTTTTATTCCGTTTTCCCACACAAACTTTCCGGTGGTTATGTGGTGTTCTTTAATCATTGAGTCGTTATAATCTATTTGTTGATAGAGCTTACTTAAATTAAATATTGACGATACGCTTTCATCTCTAAACGCATGTGCTGTAGTTCTAGGAAACTGTCTGTAAAATTCATTTAGGTTATCAGCATCTGATTTCAAAGAATCCACTTCAGCTTTCCAATACTCTATTGAACTTGTATATATAGGCTCACCATCAACTCCCTCTACTTCTACCTTGGGTTTTTCTAATACAGGCATTCCATACCTGTCAATAAATCCTTCCATATTCCACTCCATAGGAATAAACAATTTGTATAAGCCACTTTTTGTTTGACCGTTTGCGTTTCTTTCTGCTGCGCTAGAATCATCAAAAAGTTTTTTAAAATTACTACCACCTTTGTCTAGCGCATTAGATGTACTTCCCATCATACACTTACCTATAATCTTACTCCCTAGTCTTAAACAAGTTTTAGTTACATTCCAATTGTTTAATATGTTATTTGGCTTGACCCACTTTCCACTTTCATCATGTACAAGTAATAATAGTTTTTCACCATCATAAGAGTTATCATCTGTGTTTTTCCAATCAATAGTTGTGTCCAATCCTTCCATATCATCTTCAAATATTTCATGCATATTTTTTTTAGTAATCTTAGAAGCAGGAACTCTGTAAGCCAATTCAGATTTAGGTTTATCCATACCATCTTGAATGGGTTTGAAAAAGAAAGGAAGTCGGTTGGATATAGGAACAACCTTGTCAGTAAACATTTTTTTTGCATCAGAACCTGTTTTAGATAATATGCCTATCCTAGAATCTTTAGCCAATGTGGCTGTATTAACACATTCGGATGAACCCATGTATGAAAAACCTGAACGTCTAATCTTTAAGTATATCATTCCATAACTTCTTGAGTCTGCTTTACACGCTTCCCAAAAAATAAAAAACACTCTATTTGCTTCTCTATAGTCAGGATATCCAACATCAATCTTTGTCCATTGCAAATACATATAATGAGAGCCTGTAATGTATGTTGGAACTCCTCTATTCATAAACCAATAGCCTTGTTCTCGGTAATCAAATTCACTTTCAATGTAATCTACATATTTATCTTTGAATGTGTTAGGCATGTCATTCCACTGAAATATTGATTTGATTCTGCCAAGTTGCTTTGGTAGTTCAACTCTTTCCCAATATTGACTAAGCCTATTCGAGTTTCTTGTGTAGACTTTTTTAGGAGCTTTAGGTAAACCGATGATTAAATTAGAAATCTTTACTATCTTGCCAAGCTGTCCACTCTTTGATATAATAATTAAATCATATTTTTTATTATATCCATACCTCCAACTTCTTGCTCTGTTTTTATTAGAGACTACATTTTTCGGTATATAATTTTTTATTTCTTTTATCATTTAGACCTTCTTTCTGCAAAGCCTAGCTTTGAACTTGGTTTACCCTCACCCATTTCTATAGCTTCTTTTTCTGATTCAATTCTAGTTAGAATCTCAAAAGCATCAAAGATAGCTAGCTTCTTTGTTGCTGCAGCGTTTTTAAGTCTGTCGGCAGCCAAGTCATCATCTTTATCAATCTTGATAATATCTTCTTTTGCAACTTTAATTAGTTGCTCTACGGCTCGGTAGCCTGCCTGTATTATTTGTAGTTTAGTTTCTTTTAGATTCATATGCTACTATATTTTTAGAACGTATTCTATAAAGGATACTGTCTTCTAATCTGAACTCGTATTCTGAATCCGGCATAAAAGTTACTATATCTTCTTTTTTAATTCCATGTGTCAATATAGATTGACAAGGATATTTCATAACACCCATCAAAGGTTCATTGGTTATGTTTTTATATATATATGATTCTGTTTTTGGTAAAGGAGCAACAAAGCAAAAAGGCTCAACAGCCATCCACTCATCTTTTTTTTTATACATATAATATTGATTTTCATCAACAAAAAATTTGTTGTCTTTAAAATAGCTTTTACCACTCTGTCTTCTTCCATACATATCGTTATAAAATTTAAAAACATTATGATGAACCAAAATAGTATCTCCTTCCTTAACAGGTCCTTTATAATATATCGGTGTGCTTATAACCTTAGCTTCTCTGTTTGAGAAAGAAGCTGATTCTTCTGAAGTGTTTAGTATTAAATCTGTCCCGGCTATAGCTTTTGTGTTGTCGTATCTTCTGTCATTAACAGGTGTTACAATAAATTGATTTGGGGACTTCATTAAAAATGAATATTATATTCTAAAGATATAGGCATTGTTCCATTGAATTGTTTCCACAACATAATTTCATTCTCCCTGTCATCTTCAATATATATCTGATAACAGTTTTCGTCTGAATTATATTTAATCAAGTGAATAGTATGGGTGCCACTTAATATAGTTTGTCCAACTATATAATGCATTCCCCCTGACTTATAGTCAGGACCTATAGAAATCTTTCTTATTTCCATTTAATTAAATTAAAAAATAATACTAAAAGTTAGATTTATTTAATACTTGGTATCTAATCTTTACTTCAAGGTTACTATCCCCAACAGTTATTGGGTCTGCTGTTTCCATTCTCAAAGCAGTATTTTCAGCTATAATAGCTGCTCCATTGCTAACCAACTCTAAGGTACCAACTTGGTCTTGATTCGCTGTAAGTATGTCTACTGAATTTGATAGCTTTGCTTGAAAGTCTGTACCTACTGTAAACTCAACAGTGCCTGCTTGAGTATAACGAGTAGTATTAAAATTTAAAAACAAACTTACTTCAAGAACTTTAATATAGGTACCGGCTCCTTGTGCTGCCACTAACTCAACAGGTGTTGATTGCATATTTAATATAGCTGCGCTAGGTACATTAACTGTTACCTCAATTGGCAGGGGAACTAAATCTATAATACCCTGAACAGTTACGTTTTTAGTTGCATCGGTTGGTGTTCCTTTAACTTGCGTTATAATAATTTTGTCACCGACTTCCGGGTTAACTACGGGGTATTGTTCTATCTTGCTCATTTTATTTTTGTTTTACAACTCCACTCTCCATGTTGATTACGGAGTCTTTTCCATATTTACTTATTAGCTTGTCTTCTAGCTTTCTAAAGTCAGCTTGTAATACTGTTACTGCTTCAAACAAACTTTTCTTTTGCAGCTCTAAATCACCAATAGCTAACTTGTGTCTATCTAACATTAGCTTGGCTTCTTTTAGCTCTGCCAATTCTTTTTCTTCTAACTTAATTTCTTTACTCTCTGAGTTTAATTTTACTTCCATTTTATTTAATTTTATTTATACAAAGATACTATTTTTTATTTTTATTTATCTTTTCAAAACTACGCCCACCGAAATAAGCTGAAATAACAGTAATCAAAGTAAGCTGCAATAGGTCTGTCCATTTATCTTCTACCTCAAATGTTATCATACCTGCGTCAATAAATATCATAATAACTGTAGATACCACTAAGAACATTAGTATTATTGGTCTGACATTCTTAGTTAACCAAGAGGCTGCATTGTCTGATAGCCATCTATCTGTAATATTTTTTTCTATATCTGCTTCATGTTTCATAAACAGCTCGGTCATTTCTTTTTCAAAAGCATCTTTTTCTTCAGGTGTCTTTACAAATTTATCTACTATGTTAGATAGTTTTTCAGCTACTCCACCTCCGGCTGCGCCAAATATTTTTCCTAATAAATCTTTCATAAGTTTTCGTATTCTGTAGTTGCATCGAAACTAGGACAAGCTTTAGGAGCAAAGTCTCTGTGTCCATGTATCTTTGCGTTAGGTTGTAATAATTTTAAGAAGTATAATAAATACTCTAGAGATTCTTTTTGTTTTTTTGTTCTAGTATCTTTAGGAGTTTTGCCATCTTTTTCTACGCCACCGATGTAGCATACACCCCAAGACTTACAATTAATTCCTTTGGTGTGTGCACCACACTCATCTATCTTTCTACCTACTTCTATCTTGCCGTCTATTAAAACTACAAAATGATATCCACACCCACGCCATCCTCTAGCTTTGTGCCACTTGTCTATAACTTCTACGTTAACGGAATCATCACCTTCTCTTGTTGCTGAACAATGTACTATTATTTTTTCTACATCTTGTGTTTTCATCTCCCTTGTCCTATATATTTTTTAACATAACCTGTCTGTCCTTTACTTGCATTTTTGCTATGAGGATGTGACTTTCTTTTTCTTTTTCTAAACTGAACTACGTTTGCTCTTCTTGCCATTATAATCTAAAATTAATTCCTACTGAGCTATTATATATTTTAGAATCCCAAAACTCTGTGTACTCAGCTTCTACAAAAAAGCCAAGGGTCCTAGAAATTTTCCATCCAAATATTAAGCCTGCCTGATAGTCATCCCACTGTTCCGGCTCTGCGTCTTGTCTCAACCCACCTAGACCCCAATTGCTTCTGTTCAGATATGAGAAATCTTCGTTACCTTGAATGTATTTGTGATAAGGTAATATCCAATTGCCATACACATGAATCCAAAAGTTTTTCTTATAGTCATAAAAGTCAAAGCCAACTACAGGTGCGACTTCACCAAAGACATCTAGCTCTGCCCATTTTTCTTGATTGAACCTGTTCATTAATTTACCAAACACTAAGTCCCGGAACTGTACGTCAGTATGAGCAACTATTACTCCCTGAGAGTTTACCCAATACCAATCGTATATTTCATTTCCGTAATCATCTGTTTGAGTATATCCTATATCTTGAAACCCATATTGGTAACCTAGACTGTACCATGGATTCACCGGGAATCCAAATTCATCTATCTCGTTTAGCCATATTTCAATCGGGTTATATCCGTAAGGACGTTGATGAGTACGATAGATTGCGCCTGCTGATATACTAAGCTTTTTGCCAATAGGAAGTCTAGCTCTAACTTCTCCTGACATATATTTAAATCCTACGTTTCCTTGTTCTCTTTGTTCAAACTTAATTATATGATAATCTCCTGTATGTCTAACGAAGTATCGTGAATTATTAAACTCTACTCCTCTTTCTCTTTCTTTTTCATAATGCAATAAATACTCCAATCCTTTTACTGCTGATGTCGGAGAAGATAGAGCGATGTTGTTTTCTTTTCCATCATAATAATTTTTTGCTTTTATCTCATAGTCAAATCTAGCTAGCTTACGAAAACCAACGCCTACTCGATAATCAAAAGGATGATATACTGTATTGTCTATAACTTGTGGAACATCATAAAGATTGTTTGGATTTGTTCTTACAAAGTAGCTTGGACTTTGAGTTTCAAATGAGTTCCTCGCATCTCCTGCAACATACACGGTTCCATACTTGAACAACTCGTCATATACTTTATCAAAGATGTTGTCTTTTTTATTTTCTTGTCCGAGAGCAACACTAGATACTAATAAGAATGCTACTACTATTAGCAGACATATAACACCATTGATTGCATACTCTTCTGTTTTTTGTTTTCTGTTCATGTTAAAATTTACTTTCAATAATTAAATCAATCTCTTCTTGAATAATACTCAAAGCATCTTCAGGAAGCTTCAAAGATATATCGCTCTCTACTCTTACAATTTCTTTGCCATTGTGATAAAGAACTAGAGTAGGTAGATATATTATTTTTTCTCGTTCAAATACATCAGGGTGTTTACCCATCATAAGTGAATGAGTATCGGCATCTGTAATAGGGTCTAATGATATTGAGTTTTCTTCTAGGAATGAAGCGTTGAACTGTACTAAGGATATGCCGTCTTTAAAATCTTGAGAGAAAAAAGCTTGAGAATATAATAATATTATTATTAACCATCTCATCTTCTTTGTTTGCTGATTTCATATAATCGCTCATCCATTTTTTCAAGTGAGCTTTTAATTTCACTTACATCATCTTTGACCGTTACAACATCAGCTTCTATTTTCTCAATGGTCGACCTAATTAATTTATCTTTATACTCGAACTCAACTTTTTGTATTTCAGGAGTTGGCAGTTCCATTGCTCGTGCTATGTCAGCTTGCAATGTAAAATACATTCCTATTAATGAGCTGAAGCCTATAGCTGCTGCAATTAATTCTTTTATACTAAGGCTAAATTTACTTTCGCTTGTCAATTGTTTCTCTGCCATCTTTCTCGGAGGATTCTACAAATTCATAATTTACTTTGATATCTAATAATAAAGAGTTGAATTGATTGTATTCCATACAACAAAGATAAAGAAAAAAAAGAAGAGAAAATTTCTAGAAATATGTGTCTCTTGAAGCAATCCAACTTGCTTCAATTTGTGCATCAGAAATTGTGTTATTGAATATTCCGAACTCCCCATAATGACATGGATTGTTTTCTGCAAAGTTAGCTGCGTTACCTAGAATAACATTTTCAAATAAGAACTCATCTATATCTAGACTACTTCCTGATTGCTCTATATAGAGTCCTTCAGCAGTGACCGGAACTGTATTACCTGTTCCATCTCCGTTTTGATAGTCCCAATCAGTTGTTGTTGCCGGTGCTACCGGAGGGTTTGCTTGTGCCCAATCATATGAACTCTGACATCCAACTGTAAGTTTTACACTTCCGTCATTAGAGCCTGTTGTTGTAGATGGGAAAAACTGCAGTGCCATAAATATCCAATCGGTTGTTAAATCTGCTCCACCTGTTGCACTATAATTTATCAACGAAGGATATCCAAATATATAGTTAGGTGAGAATAATAAGAAACTTAAATTACTTAAATAAAATCCTTGGTCAAATGCAGCACCTGATTGAGTTCCAAGGAAGTCGAATATACCTCCAAAGGTTTGACTCAAATATGGTCCTTGCATATATCCCATAAATGTAGACTGAGTTGTTATTCCTGAAGATAGAGTTGAACCTCTTGTTATCGCATTGGCGCTTGAACCCATTGACCAATAAGCAGGACTAGTTGCAGTTTTTGGAAAGAACTGAAAGTTAGTTGTATTACTAGAGATTTGTAAATCTCCAATTGTATTACTTGAAGTTAAGTTTACTACTGCAGCTCCTGATTGTACATTTCCTTGATTAGCTTGGTTAAATGCTTCAGGTGAATAGTATGCAACAAGGTCAGTTAAAGGGAAATTAATATTAGGAGGGTATATACCCTTCAACATATTTTCAAATTTCTGCCAATAGAATGTACTGCTTCCACCGTCATATACCCATTGCCATAACACAAAGTTAGTTCCCCCCAAGCTTGTATTACCATTCGTAAGTTTACTAGTAATACCTGCGCCACTACCATGGTCAACATCAGGCAGTTTATAGTTTGAAGAAGTTACAGGGTTAAAAATTACATACCCTGTACTGCCGTCATCAAAATCAGTCGCATTAGCAACTACTAATTTGTTTTCAGACAAAGTAAGATTAACGATAAGGTTTGGTCCATCTGTCTTTAAATCCCAAGTGATAGTATTGCCACCTGCTTTTGTTACGAATGGACTTGTAGGAGATGTTGGAGCTTGAAACTCTGCAACATTAACTCCATTGTCATCTACTATAGTAAGTACATCACCAATAGTTTGAGTGGTAGCGTCTGTAATATTATTTAATGCAGCCTTTGGAGTAGTTGCGCCTGTACCTCCTAATTGTATTGTTAAAGGAAATCCTGTTAGATTACTAACGTCTATATTCCCTACCTGAAACTTACTATTTAGTCCTCCGTCTAAACCTACAATCTCTGTAGTGGCTGAGGGTGATACTGAACCGAATTGTGAAAACTTAGTTGCCATATTATTCTACTATTAAATTAACTCCATTCTCGTCTGTTATAGGGTCATCCGGTGGAGCAAATGTGCTTTCTGTTATTATAAAATTTTGAGGAGGGGGTGCGCTTACACCAACTTGTTGTAAAAACGGTATCCCTATTCCTATTCCTATTCCTAAAGGCATCTTACCAAAGTGCTAAAATGTCCGAGGCAGTAGTATCAGTAGAAAATACTTGAACAACATTTACAGGAATAAATTGTCCTGCCGGTACTGCTACGAAAACTACATCATCTCCACCTGCTGTCATAACTCTTACGTTTCCTGTAGTGCCCACATATAATACTGCACCACCGTTTTGTTCTAGTCCACCATATATAGCATAGGTATCTCCTATAGCTTGTATAGGATTTGTTCCGGCTCTTACAAGGATAGTGTCACCTTGAACTCCTGATATTATAGCAGAAGCTCCATTTGCAGTATTAACTACAATCATTCCTACTTTAACTCCTGCAGTGTTGAAGTCTACTGTATTGTCGGCAAAGCCGTCAGCTCCTGTTGACGTAGCTGAACCCGTTCCGTCCTTTAACATGAAACCGGGGATTGGTGCATTGTCAGAAGGAACTACTTTCCATGCTCTACTTGTATTTAACTTTTGGTACGCCATAATTTTTTATCTTTTATAAGGGAATACTCTGTTTAAAGTATCTCTCCTTTCGTTACACCCACAGTCGCTTTTCATGACTTTGGATACATTGTTTACAACTCTTTTGATTCCTGTGGCAGTTGTAAATTTTTCCACCGTGTCTCCAAGACCTCTTGATTTAGCATTCCATTTCATATCACAAAGATAATCAATTTAATTTACTGCTTAATCATCATGATACCTGCAACATTTAAAGGTGCTGCTCCTGTTCCGTCAGTTTGATAAACTTGATAAGAGAGTACCCCACCTGCTCCTGCTGCTGCATCATCTGCAAATGCCGGAGGGTTAAAGTGTATATTTTTCCAAGTGTTAGGTCCACCATCAGGGTCTCCTAGCGCAGTATTATTAGGACCTGCAGGATGAAAAGAAAACAAATCTACCCCTGTGCTTGGGTTAGTTATACTACTCATCGTAATAAGAGTCTGACCTACTCTATTAAAATGCAAAGGCACATCAGGACTTGTAGCTGAAGTACCTATTGTTATAAAATTATCAAACGCAGTAATATCCAATTCAGAATTAATTGCACCTGTTGCTGCATCAACATCTCTTACTTCTATTTGTGCACCTTGACTATCCTCCACAAATAAAGCTGCTACTCCACTTGTGCTTGACTCTCCAAATATTTTTAAGTTACCTCTTAACTCATACTGACCTCCATTAGGTGCAGTATAAGTTGCAGTTTTTTCTATATCACTATCTCCTAATTGAGTTGGTGAAATCCATCTTGATAAAAACCCTGCTGTACCTGCACCGGCAAGTCCACCACCACCACCATTTAAAATTACTGTTTCAGTTATATCAGCCATAGTATATGAAGCTACTCTACTCTGTTGTAAAGCCGAACCTCTTTCTTCGGTATTCACATCTGCCGATACAGCGTGAAATTGTTCATCATTTGGTATTACTGCCATTGTTTATTTATTTACTTGTTATTATTTTTTACACATACATTGAGCAACAGGACATTCCTTTACGTTGACAATTAGTTTTGATATTAACCAATTCCATTTACATAAAGATTTTACCCATGCTTTTTGAATCCACATTCCTAATTTTACTAATGCTTTTCCCATGTTTTATTTTTTACAGCCAAAGTTATTAGCAAAGTTAGCCATCTTGACAACTCTCTCATTGTACTTGTCTTTGTTTGACATAACAGCTTTTGCTGCTCCACAAACAGACTTGCCCGGCATGTTCTTCTTTGCCCATGCCGTGAACTTGCCTTGATTGCCTTTGCTAATCATTTCGCCTAAAGGTTTCTTTTCTTTAGCCATGATTTTTATTTTCTAATTAAGCTACCTAAATGACCGTGTACATCGCTTGGGTAATGCTTGTCTTCTTTCATAGAATGATTACCTGAGTATGCGTGACCTGTCATTGCTTTAGCCATTCCTTTAGACTCGTCTCTTCTTGCTTTCATAGATTGCTTCTTTGCACCTCTGTGCTTCATTCCTAATGACTCGTCTAGTCTGTCGTTATATCCTTGCATGATAATTTATTTTTAAATGTTATTACTGTTTACAAATATACTAATATTTTCCTTGTCTATTTTTCGGTGATGACTTGGTACTACCACCTTTGCCTGCCCATAAATTCTTACATGCCCAATACCTTGCAGTCAATTTTGATTTGGCTGTTGAACATTTGTGTCGTGCTCGAAAGCTTTTCCTTGCAGCTCTTGAATAATTATGTCCATATCCTTTTGCTCCAAAGTGAATAAGCTTTTCTTTTCCACCTTCACAAGCTTTAACCATTTTCTTTTTACCCGGTCTAGTACTTGGTCTAACGACATTGCATTTCATTTTTGATTTGTTCGCCATAATCTTTTTTGTGTCTCTTGTTGAAGTTCGGTAAATGAATTAACCCAATCTTTCTTTTCACGGTTACGATTGTATTGGTCAACGTACCATTGTTCAGAACGATTTATCATGAGGTATATTTTTTAGTTACTCTACCTGCTCTAGTATTAGCAACTACCGTTTGACCTCTTCTACCGGCTCTCTTCTTTTTTCTTGCTGTCCTAGCTCTTTCAGCTTTAGACATAGAACGAGCTTTAGCTAATGGCAAACATCTGTCCGGGTTCTTCTTATTCTTACTAGTGCCACATGCACCTAGTATAGAACCATCGGTTCCAATACGAACCCACTTTTGGTCTCGCCACTTCTTAAGCTCACCCATCTTAATACTTAACTTCCATTCGAGGTCCCGGATTGTTCTTCTTAGAACCTCCCATTAATTTCTGAAGTGTATCAGCTTGTGCTTTTCCTACTGCATTGTATGGAAAAGTTCTTGTCATTTTTTTGCCCGTATCAGGACAAGTGTATGTTACTGTTGGCATATCTATATATATTTATTTGTTATTTAATAAACTTAGCAATAGGGTCAGCAGCAGTTACTTTAGGATTGTTATCAATCCCATGTATGATGCTTTGTCTACCTAAGTTGTTACTCTTACCACCGTTCTTTACTCTAGGACGGTTACTTTTATTCATCTTACTCATTT